ATTCAAAGCTATCTCAGTATCCCCTTCACTGAAGCAGAAAAGTATAGCAGGGGAGTAACGGCTATAGCTGCATACAACCTTGCCAAACAACAAAGACCTACAGGCAGTCAATACAAAGGAATGACTAATGAAGAAGCGGCTATTGAGTATGCTATAAATATGGTAACAGACGTTCATACGTCAGGTATGGCAGCGGAAGGCCCATCACTTATACAACACCCTATAGGTCGTGTGGTGTTTACTTTTAAAACTTTTATTTGGAACAGCGCCATAATTACTGCGTTTGCTATGAAACAAGCGGGAATGTTTAGGCCGTTAGGCATTCAAGGAGCTGTAGACCAACAAGGCAACGTTGACGCAGAAGCTCGACGTATAGCACGGCGACAAGTAATTGGTATATATGGTATGAGTGCAGCCATTGCAGGAGTAAACGGTTTACCTTTTTTTGGGGCAACGGCTACTCTTGGGAATATTATTAATGCAATCTTAGGTGATGAAGACGAACCGTTTAACTTAAGAGATGAAACACGTTTGTTTGTAGGTGAACTTGCTTTTAAAGGGCCAGTAAACTATGCAACTAACTGGGAAGTTTCTAACCGTGTAGGACTGGCGAACGGGTTACTGTTTAGAGAAGACCCCTATAGCGTAGAAGAAAGCGGTTATATTTTAACGGCAGTATCCCAAGCTATGGGGCCAGTAGGCAGTTACTTGCTAGGTGCGGAAAGAGCGTTGCTTGAAGGTGGTAGAAAAGAAATGTTGCTACCTAGTGCGCTAAGAAACCCGGTTAAAGCATATCGGTTTGCAACAGAAGGGGCTAACACCAAAGATGGTCAACCTATAATATCCGATATAAATGGGTACAACCTTGTGTCCCAAGTGTTTGGCTTTGGCCCTGCGGATTTGTCTAGCATCTATGAAGTGCGCTCCGCTGCATTAAATTTTGAAAATAAAGTAGATGGTCGTATTAGTGAAATAAAAAGAAAATATATAGTAGCTAAAGATAGACGTGACATCGTAGGAATGATGGAGGCAGAAAGGGAAATGGGTGCTATGCAGAGAAGACACCCTGATAAGGTAGACAAGGATACTTTAGAACGTTCTTACAAAGCTACCCAATCTTACAGGGAGAAAGTAATAAACGGTGTATCTGTAGATGATAAACTAGACAACCCTTACCTAGAACAACTGTTGTTACTAGACTAAACCCGCCACACGCGAATCCCCCGGACATCATCTTCTATGACTACTTTAGTAGTCACTGCATACTTACGTTTCTTAGTTTCTTTAACAATAATCTTTTTAGATTTAACGGGGTCTAAGCAAGGTATAAAGAATGATGCACCTTTCTCAAACCCCTTCCAGTTAATCAGGTACTGGACTTTCTCCACTGTCAACATCTGTTTCTTGCTCCGTCAAACCACTTACATCAATAAAGTCAGAGTGTGCAGCGTTTAACACCACGCACCTCACAGCAGTACCGGGAATAGCTGTGCCAGTAGACAAGCGGTAGTTCTTTGTTTCTATGCACAGACCCGACTTTAACCCGTCCTTAAGCAGTGTGGTGTAATTAACCTGCCCCTCGGAACAGTGCTTCCTAAACAAACTAACAGGAGTGTACATCCGCTGCTCATCTGGTTCATAACGTATAACTAAGTTGCCTCTAGGCTCAAGTAGTGGAGAAAGTTTCTTGTTAGAACGTCTGTCTACTTCTTTGTTAACAACCAAAGTCTGATGTATGTTGCGGTTAATGTAGTCACCAATCACTGAAGCTGCATCACTAAGAGGTGCTTTAGTAGTCTCTTTCATCTCTGCAATAACAGGTTTTATCTTACTGTACACCCGCTTTACAAAACTTTTTTCTTTTGGGTTTGTACCTATCAGCCCCCAATCTTCGGCTAATAGTCCTCCTGTTATGTTAGCAGACACAATAGCTGACCAGTTACGTTCTCGTTGGGTCATGTCTAACTCTCTATCCACCCTATCTGCTACAGACTTAAGCGTGCGTTTAACTTCATCAAAATTATTTATTACGTTCTTTATGTATGGCTCTATAACTGTGCCGTAGTTTTCTAGTAGTTGATGGTCGAACATCTGCCTACCTTCACTCCCAGATATAATACTCGAATCTGTAGGAGGGACACCTAATTCTATCAGCCGCATAAGTTCCCCATCTCCTTGGTTCTTTACATCTTCAATCTTCTGCCGGAACGCTGCATTAGAAGTAGACACCGAAATAGTACGCCATGTTGTAGTGTTAGTACGGTTAGCGTTAGTGTGCTGCTTCATCCTGTCCCTACCTTTACCTTGAGAACTAGCGTAAAGAAACGCTGAAATGTAATCCCCATCCTTATTAGTAAGCTCATCCATTGTGTTTGCTATGTTATTAAGGACGCCCATCTTCTGTATACGAGCAGCTACTGTATCGTCCGGCGCACCCAGTAGCATTTCAGGGTGTCCACATACACTGTTGATAACACGTAGTACAGTAGTCTTACCTTGTCCTGACAGGCTGTGCATCAAGTTTATAACCGCTCCCTTCTGCCCAGTTAACGCCAGTAACGGCGCACCAAATCCCGTCAGTGCAGCAAACGCTTGTATCTCAAGCCCCGGCCTGTCATACATATTAAAAACTTCGCTCCACTTCTCTACTGTACCTTGCGGCTGAAAGTAAGGCACAAGACCTTCGGTAGTGCTTGATGCAGGTGTATGGTATACACCATCCCTATTTATTTCTCGTTCGCCCACGATAAACTTACTGTAGTTTTCGTGCCAACCAAATTGATCGTACATAAGTTTTTTCTTCCCGTGTTTCTGTAGTTCTTGTATCGCTTGTATTATGTAAGTAGTTATAAGTTTCGACTGTGCTTCCTGTGCCACTACCCCTTCCTTGGCTAGTTCCCTACGTAACTCTCTATGCTCAAGTCTTATGTTAGGTATGACAACTTCATTAACTCCATCCATCGGAGTGTGAGCATGGATAATAAATACATCGCCTAACTCAAGGTCACGCGCCCTGCCTTTTACAAACAAGTCGTACTCATAAACTGCTTTCGGTTCTTCACCAATGTCCGTGTATATCCCACCGCTTTCCCCACGGTAGTAACCTTCTGGTAAATCAAACTTAGGTGCGTTGTCCTTGTTGATTTGCTTACCTAGTTCGCGTGGCCCAGTTATCTTGTTCTTGTGTGGGCAACCTTTACACGCTTTCGGGTTGTGTTTAGCAAACTCACCACACCCATGTGGGCCTTTGATGTGCGCTATCTTGCGCTCTACAGCGGCAGGGTTATAGTCGGGGTGGCCTTTAGAAACTTTGTGTACTGCATCTATGTTATCTTCGCAGAACTTAGCAATAGATAGAATGTTAAACCAACGTGGCTCAGATAATGTTGCCTTGTTCTTAATGCAGTCTGCGATCTGGTCGCACCCCTCACCTTTCAAACTTCGCCTAGCAATACGGGCAAAGCTATAAAACATATCGCCGTCGAGTAGGCTACGCAAAGGATCAAACTCTACGTTTGCAGGTGCTTTAGTTTCTACAACAGCGTCTTCCTCTACACCCAATGCGTCACGGAAAACCGACACATCAATGGGGTCTGCTACTTTAAGCAACGCTACTTTCTTAGGTGGGTCACTCTTGACGTTATAGGACTCAGGTACACGTAGCATACGTGCAGCATCAAACACACTAGGGTCAGCCGCAAACTTCTGTGTCACACAGACTTCTTTAAGTCTATCGGCTAATGGTATCCACTTATCCCGTGGTACTTCTTCAGTAAACGCCCAGTAAAGATGAAGCCCGTTTCCAGAGTCAACAATAGTAGGCTCAGGCAAGTCTAGTAGTTCCCAAAACTTCTTAGCTTCTTTCAGCCCTTCTTTCTTACTAGCGTAGCCTTTGGGTAAACCCGTGCTTTGTTCTACCTCAGTGTCTTTCCCTGCACCACAATCTATGTCCAACCATAACGATTGTAAGGCTTCTGCGTGTATAACTTTGCGTCCACCTTCAGGTAATGGTTTAGTAGCATCTTCCGTATACTTAGCTAGTGCAAAGTAAGTGTGGTGACCTGACTCTACAAATCCCTCAAAGAAAGTTCTAAGTTCATCGGAGTCTTTTGTAAATTTTGTAATTGGGCTTTTGTTTTTCCCTGTGGGTATACCTATTGCACAATACCATCCTCCAGACGGTACAACGTGATGTATTAAATCAATGTTCTCCATATTGTTATTTTTAGGGGGGAGCTTTCCCCCCAAGTCCTCTCGGTAAGTTGAGCAGTTTTACTATTTAGTGTACGACTTCAGTAGTGCTTCTATAGCATCTATAAGGTCTGGGTGCGGAAAATGCGTACCCTCAAACCAGTTATAAACAGTTTGTCTGCTGACCCCCAACTGAAAGGCAACTTCGGCCACAGGTATTTCTTGTTTGATACATACCCTGCCTAGTTTGACTCCCAGTGAGGAACCGTCAGCCTGTTTATTTATACTACTGAGTCGCGTTGTATAACCGTAACTCATTAGTCGTCGTCACTCCCCCACTCGTCTAACAGAGCAGATAAGTCATCATCGTCGTCAGGCTTTTCAACTTTCTTCTTAGGACGTTTGGTTGGCTCTTTAACTTCTTCCGCTTCGTCTTCTTCTACCACACCAAACATATCTTCTGCGGTTTCTTCTGCATCGCTATCTCCACCCTTAGTAAAACCTTCTTCTACTTCAAACGGAGAGGCTACCTGCATGGGTGCGTAGTCGATAACTTGTACGCCACGTAAACGTAAAGACACACCGCAACTGCTCATCTTGTAAGGGACTAACTCAAGAGCTACGTTAATAGTACTACCAGTAGTCAGTTGGAAATCGGCATCCATACGCTTGTTGTCAGCGTCAAACTGAGCAGGGCCACCGGTTGCTCGTCCGTTATAAGCAGCTTTTAAATTGCACTTGCCAATAAAAGAGCCGTCCTCTTGCTTTTTAAAAGGCATCTCAAGTTTAGCGGGCCAAGACTTATCCTTAGCTCCTTTGTAGGCTGTAGCCATAGCACTGTAAAGCTTCTTAGCTTGGCCTTCGTCCATTACAAATTCCATTTCATATTTAGCACCGTCCTCCATAGCATCACAAGGAACGGTTTGTCCGTTAGCTCCTGCTTTGTTATCGAAACGGTAGGGTTGGTCTAGTCGTGGGTATCGTGCGGTTACGTTTTTAAGTAAGTAACTTGTGTTCTTCATATCATCGCTCTCATCAAAAAGGTTAGTTAAATTAGCGTCAGCTTTTACAAGCCGAGTTATTGTTTGCATCTCATCCTCCGCCAAAGGGCGAGACGGTTTGAAATACAGCTTGGGTACACTTTCATGCACTAGATATATTTCAGTAAGCACACTGTGTACGGTTTCCCCATTACGTGTTAAGTAGTCTATATACTTGTAGAGATTCATCTTGTTTACTGACTTCGCAAACAAACTCGCTCCACCTACACGTAACTCACACACTGTGTTTGTGTTGTCTAATATCACATTAACCGTGGTAAAAAACTTACACGCTTTGTAGTTAGACAACCCTGACTGCCGAATGTTCTGGGGGCAATCAATACAACGGTTGGACTGCTTAGTAGCATCAGGTACATCAGGGTGCGGATACTGGCTATCCAGTGACCAACACTCTAGCTTGTTGCTACTACCGTAGAAGTTACGAGAAAGCGTTCCGCTATCTGTAATAACACCTTCTACACTTACCTGCGCCTTACCAGTAATAGGGTTTAAAAAATACCCGTCCTGTACTGCAAGGCGTGTCATTTCTTGGGCGGTTTGCGTACAGATATTCCGTATCTGTTTTTTGCCTGTAGCCCCGCAGGAGTTACATCTGGATTGTCTGCTAAAAACTCTTTCATGTTGCCGTTGTGTATTCTTTTCTCTAGCAAGTGGGGAGCATTGTGCTCTTGAATGAACGCATACATCTGTTCCCAATCACTTGTCCAATAACTAGAAATAACACGGCGTGATACTGTGCCGGAAGGAGTCTTAAGTCCATCTGCTTCTTGCGACTCGCAAAGCTTTAGGAGTTCATCACTAACTTTTTCCTGCTGCTCTTTAAGTTTTTTTATTTCTTCGTCTTTATCTTTTATAACGTTGCGTATCTTTAAATACACTGCTACCAATTTATCTGCTGAAGTTTCCATCGCTCCTCCTTAAAGGGACGACCATTGTAGCAGGGTGTTTTACATTGTCAAGCATCTAGCTCCTGTCTATACAAATCAATTATTTTGTTATGGTTAGTAATGTTGTTTTGAAGCATTCTGTAGAGCCGATCTTCTACAGCACTACCCTGTATGTGTATGACGTTCATAGGGTTGTGTTGTCCCGGCCTGTTTATACGTGCGTTAGCTTGTAGGTATGTCTCTACGCTAGTAACAGGAGCGTACCAAATAACTGTGTTGGCAGCAGTTAGGGTTAGTCCATGTGATGCAGCTTGGGGTTGTATGATAAGCACATGGGGATCGGCTTCTTCTTGAAAGCGCATGATGATGTCTGCTCGTTTGTTGACAGTTACTTTGCCGGAGATAACATCACAGGTAATGTTCTTTGTTGTAAGAAAGTCTCTTAGTAATTCTATGGTATGGGTAAAAGGTACAAACACTAATACCT